AAGTTAAGAATTCTTTCATCAAATTCTCCTATTCCTAATTCAAAAAATTTGTTAAATATATCATCTTGACCATTCAAATAATTACAATCTAAATTAAAATTATTTAATAAACACTTTTGTCCATGCCACTCCATCTCGTTAGGATCAGGGATCCTTACTTCATAACCGCGCCTTAAACCAGCAGATTTCAAAGCAGCATACTGAAAGAGCTGGTTTCCTAGCCTACCAGCTTCTCCTAACTTACTAAAAGTAATCATATAACTTTATGATCCTTAAATATAGTAAATTCAGTTAGGTCTCTGTACCCCTTATTTTCTCCCAAATCTTCTGCGTGTTCAGGGTAATTCTGCATCAACGCTAATCCGTGAGCAGCTTGTTGTGGGGTCATATACATATTCCAACCTAACATATCAATGTCATCCTCATGATAGTTGACCTCATTCCTACCCTCGTACCTAGCCTTTTTAAACCATTGTGCCGCCTTAAAACTATCAGTAAGAATCATACCGCCTTTACCTAAAGGTAGTTGCTTCTTAATATGAAATGATAAACACATATAGGTGCCCGGAATATACATACCAGATGTGAGTCTTTTTGCCGCGTCATAAAGGGGGTAAGGCTTGAGCTGGTATATGCCAGTCCACATCCTATTGTCAAAAATAACCTCACCGCCAGCGTGAATTACTGCCCCAGGAACTGAAAGATAAGTTCTACTGGGGACCATAACCTTACCTACATTGAGGTATTTACAGGACAAGAAAATAGCATTGGTACAACTATCCACAGAGATAGCGTAAGGAGCGCCAGTATACTCAGCAACTTCATCCTCAAACATGTTTACAATTTTGAAAGGATTGTGTACTATTCTTTTCATATCAATGAAAAACTAACTTTTGCTTTAAGAAAAGCCTGTATGCTTGCTACATTTTCTCTCTTTATGTTCCCAGTAGCGTAGGGAAATATTTTCACTATCTCTGTTAACATAAAAGTCCCAATGCCCTGGCCTTGGTGATCTGGGGAAGTGCATAGCCGTATATCCCCATCAATCACACCTATGTATCCAACGGGCGTTTCGTCGTTCAAACAAATAAAATAGTCACTCTCATGTACTTGCATGTACGCTACTTGTTCCTCCAATGATATATGCTCTTGTTGGATAAAACCATCACGAACCCTATCGTCATTACGAAGGTTACGAATAAACTCGTAGTAACCCTCTTTGTTGGGGACCAACTCTAATCCCATGTGTCAATTTTAGTCCCGTAAGGACTTCCACTATTTAACCAGTAGTGAGTTAAGTACCCGCGACTGTGCTTCCAACCTTCCAAGTTCATGTAGGGGTTTAGTGTACTGCCTATATCCAGATAGGTATTTTTGTCATCCTCCATATAGAGTTGATGAATAATAAAGTTACTTAAACTAGCAGCAGAACAAAGAACTATATGATTCTCCAACTTATTTCCAAGGATATAATCTTTTATTTCTTCAATAATATCATAATTGTTAACAATACAATTAGACCCTACTCGAAAATCCTTCTTGACCTCAAAAGGTAGCCCCTCTAGGTTCGCTAATTTGTTAGCCACAAGAATAACTTCTCTGTCCGCGAAAAGAGGAACCACCTCCTCAATATAGCGTTTGTAGTTATTATTGATAAACACATTGGAAAAAGTTAAGTGATTCTCGTCACCCTCACCGTGAAGGTCCAACTGCCACTGAAAATTTTCCTCACCAACATCGCCTCTACAACTCAGTCCTTTGTGATACCCTGGCTTTCTAAACTTAAAGGAATCAACCAGTCGTTCCCTGTAAAATTGGTGGGCATTAGGATCGAAAATCTTCTGTTCTTCTTCTGTGTACACTCCATTTCCAGCAGTTTCACCCGTGACATAAAAATTAGCAGCCAGAATAATTCTTTTATTCTGCAACATAAACATCTCACCATCAGAGAACCTGGAAAAAGCAAAGGGTTCCTTAGCTTTCAGCTTAGCTAAAAACTTATCAAACTCTCCACTAAAGGTTTTTTCTGATGATTTCAACGATTCTTTTTGAGGCATGACCATCTCCAAATGGGCACCCAAATTTAATTGGGTACTTTGTTATATTATAGAAAGCATCTCTAAATTGTTCTGGTGTCTCTAGGAGGATGGACGAGCCAGAGTGCCTCTCAGTAACACTACGACACACTAGGCAGAGTTTATTAAAATAACTAGCCTCTTCTTGTAGACCACCACTATCCGTTATTACAAATTTACATGAACTCAATCTATCCAACATTTCGTCATAGGAAAACGGTTCACAAACATTCATATGGGTTAATGAATGCCTATGCTTTTGTACATTAGGGTTGGGATGTAAGGGAATTGTAAAGGTTAAATGGGGATTTTTTCCAGCTAAAGCATTGATTTCTTTAAACCAATCACCCATCCTGTCATGATTTTCTCTCCTGTGCATAGTAACCAATACTTCGTCGCTACTGGAAGAGGATCTGCCTAACAAATTATCAATAACAGTATTACCAGTAACATGAATGATGCTTTCGGAAATTCCTTCTTTAAGCAAGTTGTCCCTGTCCCCCTCAGTTGGACAAAAATGTAAAGAAGCGAGAGCAGAAATGATTTTTCTGTTTACTTCTTCTGGGTAGGGGCATTGAATATTAAAAGTTCTAAGACCAGCTTCAATGTGGTAGACAGGTATATTTCTATGAAAAGCGGCTAAAGCTACAGACATAGAAGTTGTAGTATCCCCCTGTACTAAGACAGCCGAAATATCAGTAAACAATTCTTCCTTATTAAGCACAGAGGTACAGATAGAATCTAACCTATTGCCTGGGGTATATACTTTAAGGCGAACATCGTACTCTCCCTGTAGAAGATCTGTATGCTGCCCAACAAGTAAGCGCCTGTGAGGGATGCCCTTCTCGGAAAGCTCAGCAAGTACAGGGCTGAGCTTTATATACTCAGGACGAGTTCCGTAAACAACGAGTAGCACTACCCAACACCAAGAACGGTTTCCCATCCATTGTCTACGGCATGGGATATACAAAAATCTCTTTGGTGATAGAATTCTGGAATACTCATGAGGGATCCATTTGAAGAAGCTCTATTATCATTCCCGTATCTTTCTGGTTTTCGGGAACTGTGTAGGTCAGGATCACCGACTGGGTGCGGAGGACAATAACTCTTAACTCCCCCATATTTCTTCGCAGAGTAGCCAAACTGTATGTCTTCTCCATTCTCCAGAGTTACAGGGGTCTCTCTCCACATATGATTGAGATCTTCCCTCTTGAAGAACCAAGCATGGCCCACTAAGTCCACTTCAACAGTTTCTTCGTTTCTTTCTGGCCAGCCAGACCTAGTGTGATTAACATAGTGACGATCATGTAAGATAACTCCAGCTCCGCCCATTATACCTGGGGTTTCCTTCATAGTGTCCAAGCAATTTTCAAACCATTTCCTACCAGGGATCGTATCATCATCAAACATAGCCACATATTCTGTTTGCGCTAATAATGCTAAAGAAAATCTAGCATGGTACTTATAATTGTGGCTAGACTTAATAACCTTATCAAACCCTAAATTGTGTGGATTAAATCTTCTATTTTCTTTATGGGCATTAACCCAAAGCCATACCTCTTTGGGCTGTACTGTTTGGCTTTTTATAGCCTCCAGTTGTTCCCAAAGATAGTCTGGCCTCCTATAGAGGTTTAGTATTACTGTGATATCTCCAGAACTTCCAGCCATTTTCCTAGAATTTCCTCTTCGCTCCAGTATTCGGCATCGGTATCAGCCGATTCTACACCTCTATAATCAACACCAGTCTTGTCACACTCAGCCTTAATTAAGTTAAAGGTTTCCCTATCTGAAGAATGATAAACTACATCAATGTAATCATAAATTTCTTGCTTACTATCAACATGACCTTCATGAATAACACACAGCTCTGCGTCCTCTAAGTAGGGTTTTACTTTTTCCTCAAAATATGATTTATCAGTTGCCTCTCCGAACAAAGAAATCTCATCGTACCCATCATCTAAAGCCCTCTGAATAGACACATGAGTATTCTTATGTCTATCAATACTGCCTATAACACCTGCCCGTTTCTCCGTTAAGGGACTCTTATCCAGATCAGCAACAATATTAGGTATTATGTGGTAGGGATAATTTACATTATGCCATTTTCTTTGAGAATTAGAAACATAATGAATAAAATCAGGCTGACCAAAGTTCATATCCCCTAAGGGAAATAAATCAGTCTCATGACAACTGAGAACAAACTTCTTAAAAGGAGGTCTCTCTTTGTATTTTAAATAGTGATATATTATAATATCATCTGGCTCAAAATCTGCGCTCTGAAGAAAAGCACCATTGCACTTGCTTATATGCCAGGGATGAGGGCCATAAAACACACAGGGAATTTCGTGCTTATTAAACATATTACACAGGTTTATGTGTGCTAATGTGGAGCCTCCTGGGAGAGACCAGCCTGATAGTATCTTAATTCTGCTCAACTGGAATACCTAAATCTGCAAATATTTGATCGTACATAGCAATACGCTCACCTACGACTCTATTTAAGTTAAACATTTCTTCGGTTATCTGATGGAGATTTCTACCCATCTCTTCCCGATGCTTTTTATTCTTTATAACCTTTGTTAACACACGAACCCACTCACTCCTGGGAGCATCGACAGGGATCAAATAACCAGTCTCACCATTAATAATAGTTTCATTATAGCAGCCTACATCAGAAGCAATCAAAGGCACAGAATATCTCCCAGCCTCAGCGACCTTGATATCGGATTTTGAATCATTAAAGGCATTCATCTGTAGAGGAGCTATGGCTATATCCATGTTGGCGTACATTACCCCATACTCATGTGCAGGTAAAGCGTTATGTACTTTCCAATTTTTTGATCCTTTAAAGCCTCTCATCATAATTTTTTGGTAATTCTCCCAAACATCATGTTGCCACTTTTCCTTCTCATCATCTATAACAGGGGGTCTGCCGTAGAAATCCCACCAAACCCTTTCTCTACCAACTTTCTGGTTCACTAGGTTGGGGATACCCGCAAACTCCTTGACATCTTCTTCATGATGAATACCTCCAGCCCACCCAATCCTGCAAACACCCTTCGGTGCTTCAAATCCAGGGTGATTCCAACAGGGGAGACTATAATCTATCGCGTTCTTTATTACTGCCAAAGCACCGTTCATATAAGGTGATATTCTTTCGGCAAATTTAGTTTGGGTCACGGTAACTAAGTCTGAACTATTGTAAATAAACTTAGTTATATCAGATAGTCCCTTATTCTCATATACATCGTAGAGTCTGTGCCCTGTGTAAAGTTCAGTCAAAAGATCATCGGTATCGTAGTGAACAAACCTATCAAACTCCTTGGCTTTTCCAACTATTCTAGCAGTGTACTGTCCTCCCCAATTAGAAATGTTATTTACAACAACAATGTCAGCCCACTTCATACTTTCAAATTCCCAATCTTCCTTCCACTGTCCAAAGGTTGGGGAAGCCTCATTATCCTCTATTCCTAAAGGATTTTTATCAAACCTTACCTCAACTCTATCAGGATAAATTTGAGCCAACTTCATGTATGGATTTATAGCTCTGTAGAAGGCGCAACCACCTTCATTCGCTGGGCAGACTAGAATTTTGTATTTGGTATTCATAGATAAAAAATAAGGGGGACAAGCCCCCTTATTATAGTATTAACTACGGAAAATTATTCCGTTGCTTCCAGTTCTTCCATCACGGGATCACATGTGTGGCACATGTCCTGTTGCGTGGCCAAATATGCCACTCCGCAAATAACACTCACAGCAAACAATACCTCAGCAAGGCTCATCCTTTGCTGATTAGGTAGAACTTCGTACTTGTCCTTAAAAAAGAACGCCCATGCGGGATGCATCTTTCTCTTCGTCATTACTTACCTCCTGAGGCCTTCTCAGCCTTCGCGTCAGCGACTTCACCAGCAAATACCTCCTTGGTGTCAGGGGACGAGTGAACGCCTCCCATAGCCTTTCCTAGGCTTGCTACGGCATCGCCAATGCTGACCTTACCATCTAAGGGGAGGACGGCCTTAACGACATTGCCATAATGCTGGCGCTTGCGCTTGAACAACAGGCACAAAACTCCTTCCCAAGCGCCAAGCGCTGGGAAGAACAATTTACCGATTGTCATAAGGTTGGCGACCATAGGATCTACACCTTCCATGCTAGCACCGACACCGCCCGCTGTTGCAGCAGCACCAGTAGCGACATCGGCACCAGACTGAACTAATTCAGCCACTGTGTCCATTACTTGACACCCGCACAAAAACACGAGTGAACCAATAAAACCATAAGTGAGGTAGTTCTTCACTAAAGTGATTCTCCATATAGTACGCGATCAAATGCTTCCGAAAATTTAGGCCCAATGTAGGGAATCCTCGACATCACCTCAGTGAACGCATCTGTCATATCTTGTTTTACGGCATCGGCAAATCCCGGCATTTCCGTAATAACAGGTACAGCGGTGTCAACAACCCATTGAGTTGTGGCACAACCAGCAGTACCAAAAAGTAGCAATAAGCTAACGACTGTGTTTTTTACCATTGTAACATTTTTACCTTTGTATCATTATGATAGTGTGTTTCTGGAGCATTTTCTGCACAATACACGCCCCAAGGACAAATGTCCTTGGTTGTTATCTCTACCCCTGGTGCCCATAATGAGACAAACGGGATAGGAATAACTGGTACTCCGTCAATTGAAATGCAAGAAGGTGCGACAACCAAAGCTGCCGCACCCATTGCTTTATATATAGTACTAAGACTTAAGCCTTTCAAGGTAATCCTCGTCAGAACCAGAATCAGCAGTTTGCGTTTGTGGCGCAGTTCGCGAAACGGGTTCATCATAGGTGAGAGTAGGAAGAATCGTCATAGCAACTTGCTTAACCTCCTCATATTCTTCTACCTTGACCAGACCGTGGATATCATGCAAAGAATCCATCCAAGTAGCGACCTCAGCATCAGTACCAGCGGCCTCAGGCTTGGGGCGAGGGGACGACTGATCATACTTAGGCCATTGGCCTTCCATTGTCTTGATAATCTTAAAATCATGGCCTTCCATCATATCGGTGATATCACCATAATCCTCATCGAGGATGGCATTCACGATCTTTTGGAACAACATGATACCGACAGACAGAATCTTAACTTCGCCAGTGTCACGATCAACCACATTCATGTAAAAACGCGAACGGGGCTTAATTTGACGAGCGGTGTCTTCGTCTGCCTTGTCACTAGTCTTCCACAGACCAAAATACGAGTCACACAAAGGGCATGCCATACTGTGAACCTTTAGGCAGTGAAAATTACGAATCTGACCATCACCACCAGTTATGCGGTGAATTTTGGTTTCAGCGTAGAATTCTGTTTCTTCATCCTTGCCAGGAAGAATCCTAACCAAATTACTTCCCTCTTTAATTTGTAGGAAGTTGTTCAGAAAGGAGCCCCCATCACCAGTACCTTGGCGGGTCATTTCTGCGTGTTTCTCACGCAACTTATCGAGATTAATTGTCATTTTTTGTTTCCGTTATAGTGTTATTTGTTAAGGCCGTAGCCTTTTGTTTATTATAGTTATCTTTACCGTTTTTTTACAAGTTTTTTAAATATTCCCGCCCGCGACTAAGAGTACAGATTGGTTTCTGCTCTGTCGCGAACGGAGAGTTGTACAATGGTGTCTTTGCGTTGTTCCAATGCCTGGGCAATGCTTTTAACTAGCCCAGTCTTAAAGGTAAGTTCGTTGACTTTTTCTTGCAAAGTATGAAACTCTGGGTGGGAACTAACAAAAGACTCAAGATACTTATCAGTAACCTTAAGACCCTTGCTGGTACGGGAATCAAACTCCTCTTTTCTAACCTTAGCAATAAACTGTTCTAACTCGTTTTTTGACCTGTCAAGCTCACGCTTGGCGACCTGTAGCAAACCATTATAATGGGCATACCTCGCGGCCTGTCTTTCAAGTTCGTACATCAGATTATCTCTATCTATCTCAACGATACTGTCAATGATGTCACAATAGATATCCCAATTTAAATCCATCCAAGTAATCAACAATGCATCAGATTTTTTTGTCATGTTATAACTCCGTACAAGTTAAGTAAAGTGTCATCATTCAGTATGGAAAGCCCCCCATTTGAATCCATCATTAAATAATCCCCTGATTCACCAACAATATAACATGAGTTGGAGGGGACCATACTATCAACATAATTAGATATACCAAAAGGAACGAACATTTTCACATACTTCAAACCCCTACTAGAGGTCAGCCAGTTAAACTCCATGTAATCAATGTAGTTGGAAAGCTCATGGGGGGGCTTAAGGACCAAATATTGTGGTTTATAACTCGGCATCTTCGTCCTCCCACTTATCCCCTTCCCTCATTTTAAGGATGGAATAATCTATATCCATAGGCACAATAAACCTTTGATGGCTATTGCGAGACTTCATTACATACGCCCGCATTCTGCCGCTGTCAAACTCTTCCTCTGTTTGATTCAAAGAAATTGCCATGTCGCAGGTTCTAATCTTGCCGTAAGCGTCGGCTAGTTCTGAGTCTGTAATCACTGTAACTTTCCTACCTTCTCTGTTAGTCTGCGTGGCGGTCCATATGAGTATATCATTCTCTACAGCCAAACCGCGAAGTTCTTCAGAGATTCTTTGTTGAGCCTGATACTCAGCCATGCCCTCTCTAGTAGGGCGCAACAATTCTAGGTAGTCCACGATAACAACATCGGGTTCAAACTCCTCGTAGTTGCGAAGCTGAACAAGTAAAGCTCTAATAGTATTTATGGTGGCTTGACCAGTAGGGAACTGTTTAATTACTAACTCACCGTCTGGGAAAGTCTCCTCAAATAGATTTAAACGGTCGTACACAGTTTGCTGCTCAACCTTCAACCGAGATTGGGGAACAAGAGACATAATAGAATCAAACCTTTGAGCGATTCTGTCCTCCCCCATTTCAAGGGACACATAAAGAACCTTTCTACCCTCAATTAAGGAGGCAACTGCTTGATTAACTAGGAATAAAGATTTACCCACCCCAGGGGGGGCCACGACCATAGCCAATTCCTTAGACCCCAGTCCACCATCCATAGCATCATTAAGGGAGGGTAGGAATGTTGAATAGAAGTTCTGATTTGAATCATCAAGTAGCCTTTTCCATCTGGCCTTGACATCTTCAAAATACATCTGCCCTAGATTAACCTCACGGCTAACGGTTAAAGCATTTCTAATGATGGCTTCAGTTTCTTCATACCTGTTATCCCCTAGGAGTACCATACATTCTGCGATAGCCTCCTTCATGGCGGATCTCTTGGCAAATTCTTCTACCAAATCAAGAAGGTATTCTGGATTCTCAACGCATGAGGTATCAAGGTTATTAATGTACAGAATTTCGTCCGTGTAGTCTGAAAGAGACTCGGACTTACCCAAATCCTCACGAACATCTTCAAGGATAAATTCGTCAGTAGGAAGTTTGTGGTACTTCTCGTAATGAGAACTGACCGCGTTAAAGATCTTAGCGTGGGCAGGATATTCGAAATAATCAGGCCTAACTAGATTGGCTATTTGTAGGTAGAAATCGGGGCTTGATTTCAGAAGGTAAAGTACACCCCTCTGAATGTTATCGCTAAATTCATATTTCATGTTAAAGTGTTTGTCGTGAGTTCGTAGGTTTAGTAGGGTCCTTCTTCGCTTTATTATAGACATGTCTTGTAATTTTTTTCATGTTTTCTCGCTTTTTACTGGCTCGAATATCATTATTTCTAGTTATTAAACCTTTTTCTTCCATCTCTTGCGTGTTTGGAATCATAGGAGTATATGGAACCTCTTTTTGTCTAGCCTTTGTTCTTTCCACTAGAGCCTTTTGTTTTCCTAACGCTCTACCCTTATCTCCCCCCGCAATATACTTTTCATGCATATGCTGCCTCTCCCTACTTCCCGCTGGGTAGTTTATATGGGCTACTCCATAATTTCGTACACCCTTTTTTCTACACTTAGGACACATAGATCCTTTGCCTGACTCAGACAGCGGACGAATCTTTTCCCAGTAGATGTTACAAGGCTCACAACTAAACTCGTAATTAGGCACCGCAATCACCTCCAGCCATGGAACAGGCTTGGCCGTCTGCAATATACTCAGGTACTTCATGTACCATATGTGTAGCAAGGTTTTCCACAGTAAGAGGGATGGCTGTAAGGGGTTCATCCCCCTTAGACCCAGCTTTGTACACCGTTAACCCCTTAAGGTCGCCAACATAGTCCAAAGCCCTCATAGCTAAATCACCAGCCTCAAAGGTTTCTGGGAGATTAATTGTTTTGCTTATACAAGAATCAATAAAGCGTTGAGTAGTGGCTTGAACCCTTAAATGTTCAACAGGAGACACATCGTATGCTCCTACAAAATTATCTAACAATTTACCCTCTCTATGCCACTCCTTAAAGAGAGGATCAACAACTAGCTGCTCCTTCCAAACATTACTGTCCCTGTACCTTCTCATATACATTGCAGAAAAGATAGGCTCAATCCCTGAGGATACACCCATCAACATGGAAATAGTACCACAGGGGGGGATAGTGAGCATCACAGCATTTCGTATACCATGCTCTTTAATTAACATCCTAATCCTGGCGGGGAGCGTTCTGGCAAACTCTTCGGACAGGTACTTCTTGTAATCAAACGCGCCAAAAGGACCCTTGTCTCTGGAGGTGTAAATGGATTCCTTATATGCCTCATCACGAATGGTAGCAAATAGTCTCTCCAGAAACTCCAAGCACTTTTCACTACCATAACGAAGACCTAACTTAATAAGCATGTAGTGAAGGCCAGTAACTCCAAGTCCAATTCTGCGTGACCTATGAGCAACCTCCTTACAGTTTTTGGTTGGAAAATGGTTAACAGTTAGAACATTGTCTAGGAAACGAATCCCAGCTCTTACTGTTCGAGCCAGCCGCTTCCAATCTACTTCCCCATCAATTACCATGTTGGATAGGTTAACATTTCCCAGGCAGCAGTTACCATAGGAG